CCCTGCGGCCCTCCGGATGGCCCCTGGTAGCCCTGAGGCCCTTGCGTACCGGTCCCGCTGGCTCCCTGACCTCCTTGTGACCCTTGACGGCCCTGGGTTCCCTGTGACCCCGGCGTGCCGCCGGCTCCAGTGGCGCCCTGAGCCCCTTGCGTACCGGTCCCGCTGGCTCCCTGACCTCCTTGTGACCCTTGACGGCCCTGGGTTCCCTGTGACCCCTGGGCGCCTTGCGCCCCGCCAGATGACCCTTGCGTCCCCTGAACGCCCTGAGGCCCTTGGGGACCAAATCCGCCTCCACCGCCTCCACCGCCGGAGCCCGTACCGCCGCCGATATCGTCAAACTGGATGATGAACTGCCAAAGATCGTCGGTCGTGGCCTTGACGGGATGCAGCCCGCCCAGCTCGGCCGCCTCTTCGATGAACTCCGCACCAGGCCAATACACCGGCGCGGTCCAATCTTCGATGATGGGAATCTGCGGAACTTGCGGAATGGTCGATTGAATTCCCGGGATCTGCGTCTGGACGATGAGGTTCAGATAGTCCTTCGTGGCCATCAGCCAGCGGTAAAACTCGGCCCATTCTTCCGCTGTCTGCGGGCCGATCTGAGCATTCGGCGTGTTGAACCGCGGGGGATTCTTGAAGGCCGGCGGGAGCCCCTGGGGATTGGTGCTCATGAGGCACACTCCCTGGTCTCAAGTTCAGCGCCTAGGACGCCCCAATACGCCGGGTCCGAGCAACGCACCCAATACACTCGATCGCGGCCGTAGCCGAGCCGGGTGGCGAACACGCGCGTCGCGTACTTGCCCAGCGCGCCGGTCTGCATTTGAAGTTCGCGGCCCCAGGTGTTTCCGCCATCGTTGGACCAGCGCAGCATGACCGTTGGGCTGCTGGGGAATGCACCAAAATCAGCACCTTGCCCGCGCACCGTCTCGAGCTGGAATCGATCGTAGATGATGCGGTTATTGTTGTCGCGCAAGTGCGGAGCGATCCGATCGCGCACGATTGGCTGCGACACTCCGGCGCCCGTGTTGGCAGAGAGGCCCCAATCACCCGTTGCCGCCGCTGAGTACTGGTAGATCGCGCCTGGAAAGCCATCAGCGCCGCCGGATCCCACCAGGTGCTTGCCATAGCAGTAGGCGTGGAACAGTTCGGGCCGCGCGACCTGCGCACCGAGCGGCGAAGTGAACTGCCGCTCGAACCATAGCGGACGGCCGAAACCCTGCGAGGCGGTGGCGTCGTAAACCCAGGTAGCGTTCGCCGTGGGGAACGTCACCTGATACATGATGTGGCCCTGCCAGGTGAAGGCAAAGGCGATCGCATCGCGGACCGTGGAGTAGTTCTGCCAAGCCTGCTCAACGGCGAAGCTGCTGGTGCGCATCGGCTGGAAAGTGCTCATACGCCAACACCCGCGGAGTCCGCGCGCATCCTGCCCGATCCAGATCAGCGAGTCGCCCAGATTGGCTAGCGACCAGGGAGCCGCGATGCCTGTCTCCACGAACACGTCGCAATAGCTCTGGAAGGGAAAGCCCCCGAGCCCGGCCTGGCCGGCATCGTAAAGGACGGGTGTGCGCGCTTTGCCGAACAGGTACAGGTACTCGCGCCAGCTCATCAGCGCAGCCAGGTTGTCGGCTTGGCCGCCCATGACGCTGATGTTGGCCGCAGTCCACTGCGTGGCATCGCCGACCGGCACGTCATCCGTGCCCGAGATCTGCATCTGGTTACTCGCAGGCGTGATCACGATAATGTAGCCATCTTGGAAGGTGGCCATCGTGCCTCCCAGGAAAGCGCCGGATGTCATCTGAATCAACGAGCCGGCGCCCCCAAGCGGCGGGATCACGTAACCGTTGCCGCCCGAGCAGATGAAAATCTGGCCGTTGGCGTTCGCCACCAAGCTGGCAGGGTTTACGTCGGGCATCACCGAGCCGATGTTCGTAAAATTGCCACTTTGATCGATTGAAAAAACGGTGGATCCGTTCACTCCATATACAACGCCGCGGCATTCGAGGAGTCCCCGGCACGGTTGGTTGAACGGAGAGGGTGCTGGAGCGGCCGACAATTGAGCGTTTCCGGGGCACGGTTCGAGTGTGATGGTCCAGCCGGACTCCTCAGGGGACTCATTGACAATGCAGTACCAGTTCACGAGCCGCTCGACCGAGGCGTAGCGGTTCGTGAGATGGTAAGAGGGGCCGCAGAATCCCTTGAAGACTGCCATCGCTTATTTCCATTCGATCCAGGACTGTTTGACGGGAGTCCCTGTATAGGTATGCGTGGCATAGTAGTTCCCAGGCATCACCCAAAACGACAACGTAGTGGAGTACAGCAGCATCCCGTCGGTAGGATAGCTTTGCTGGACGCACACCGGAGTTATTGGCGTGGACGAAGAGTCAGATACCGCCGCAATCGAAAATCCGCCCGTCGCGGAGCCAATTTGGATGTTCACAAACATCGGGCGCGGGCCAGTGTTCTGGTAGGTGACGCCCAGAACACGATTCACCGTCACGACTGACTGAGAGAAAATCATGCACCCGGTACAGCCGTTGGTGACGGTAAGTTGGTTGAAATGTCCGTTCGAACTGGTATCAACGATCTGACTGCCGTTGTTGAAGTAGCCGATGCCGCTAATAGAGCCGAGGGAAACGATAGACGCGACGTTCTCCAGATTGGCCAGAGGGTCCAGAATGGTAGTCGACCCGAGCAGAAGCTGGGCGGCCGAGACGGCGCCGGTTATGGTCACGCCGGCGAATGTGGGGCTGGACGTCGGCGCGATAGCCTGCGGCGTGGCAAGCGTGATGGTCTGGCCGCTCGATATCACTGTGATTTCGTTCGAGGTGCCGATCAGGGCGATCGAGCCAATGAGGCTGTTGAGCGAAGTAGTCTGCTGGAAAATGGGCCAGATTTGATCCCACGAGCCGACAACCGTTCCAGTCGAACACGTGCCGTCGCCGCCGTTCAGCAGGACCAGTTTGTAGCCCAGCTGCTTGAGCCAGATGGTGGCGCCGCCATTGGCGTCCAAGATCGTAGGGTTGGGGTTGGCGGTCCCGGCCGTGGAATCGGTATAGGTCGCCTGCGGCGTGGTAGTCCCAGCCACGTAAGAGCACACCTTCGCACCGGGATAGAGCGTCGCGTTGGGGCCGAGCGGCTGCCAGTAAGGGATTGGGGATAGCGTCGCGTTGGGCTGCGCCGCGGCGAAGGCTGTACCCAGCAGAAACAAAACCAGCAGCTTCTGTTTCATCAGTAGGGCCTCCCGGTGAGGATGGTATCGAGGCCTCCGCCGCCCACGCGTGGCCGGCCGGATTGGAAATCGCAGTTCATACGCGGCATCGGCGCGTTGATGGCTTCGATGGCCTCGCGTGCGAGCTTCGCCTTGCCGGCCACGTACGGCAGACTCACTTTGTGAAAGGCCAGATCGTGTGTGACGAATGGCCAGAACAGCTCGGCCAGCGACCACACGATGGCTGCGTTGTAACCAGGGGGGAGCGTCACGGCGTCACTCAGGTTGACTGGCGCGGCGAGTTGGCCCCACTCAAAGATCTCGAGCGAGTTCGCGTTCAGGGGCGGCCAGACCCAGATCACGCCGTTCGGGAATTGCGCATCGTAAGCGAACACCATCGCCACCGACACGGCAGTCATCTGCACAACCGGAATGTCCATCCACTCTTCCATGGAGATTTGAGCGATCGGGATGCGCGCTGGCATCGTCGGCGAGCTCGTGGTGAGCAGCAGGTTCATGCGCGCGATCGCTACCGGCCGCGGCCCGACAAAATCTGTCGCCGTGGGCCCGATCTGATAACCACAGCCGCCAAATGTCTGACTGTTGCCGGTGCTGCCGTGGCCAGTCCCAGTCACCGGGTAGATGTAATCCGGCATCGTATAGCCGAGCGTCCGCTTGGCGTTCCAGCCGTCCACCAAAGTCTGCCATTCGATCAGACAATCGGTGAGCAGTTCAGGGGCAGGAACGTAGCCCGGTCGCATCTGGCCGACCTTGCGCAGCGCCTGGACGATGACCGATTGGGCTGTGACGCTCATGTGTTACCTCTGCGGAGAGACGGCTTGGGCCGCCTGGAAGGCACCCTGGACGTTGGGTTGTGCCATGCGTACGGCGGAGCCCAGGACGGCCGGGACCGGTTGGAACTGCACATCGGTGGCCGGCGGCGTGGCCACGTCCACCGGAGTCTCTGGCACCATCAGCGAGTTGAGCTTCATGATGGACGCCTTCGCTTCGCGCGCACCGTTCGCGATCACGTCGCCGACCTGGGAGCCGAACAGCTTGTCGCCCATGTCCAAGGCGAGATTGTAGACCAGCGCTCGCTCATAACCAGGCGCGATTGGCTCATCAGTGGTGAGGTCTGGCCAGGCCACAAGCGCTCCCCACGCTGTCAGTTCTAAGGAAGTAGCAGAAGATACGTTTGGGATCGGCCACAGGTACAGCGTACCGTTAGCTACTGTCGGCGCGTAATAGAGTTTTTTGGGCACGTCGGCAGTTGCCGTCTTGTCGCGAATAGCAACCCACTCGCGTTCGGAAAGGAGATCCAGCGGAGAGCGAAAGTCGGCCGATCCTAAGTTGTAGGCGAGCTGAACAATACCTGCGGCGTCGACACGCAGTGGACGCGGCGCGGTGATGTCCGGGGCCCCGCTCGGCCCGATTGTATATGTGGATTTGGCCGCGGTCAATGCATAGCGGACGAAGGTGGCAAACGGAAGCAGCAGCCTTTCGGTGCTCCAATTGTCCACGAGCTGATTCAGGAACGCCAGTCCATCAGCCAATTCAGCTGTAGCTGCCGTCTGGCCCGTCCGAATCACTCCGAGCAACCGAAGCGCATTGTTGATGATCGCCGTCGAAGTCATCGTCAAGCCATCCTTCCAGGAGCAGGCATTTGCTGGCCACTCGGCATTTGCGCGCCAGGAGGCGGAGCCATCATCAGATTTCTCGTCTTTGCATTGAGTGCCATGAGGCTCTGCTCGGCCATCTCAGCAACTCCTTGGATGACTTGCAGGACAGTTGGTGCGATCACTGCGCCGAAGGCTGGCGCCATCCGTAGAGCGAGCATGTTGGTTATTGCCTCACCGTACCCGTCTGGCATGTCTTCGGCGGCAATGAGCGTTGCGAAATCCGTCAGCTGCGCCCAGGCATAAAGCTGCAACAGCGTCGCAGTGGAAACGCGCGGAATAGGCCATAGCCAGAGATTCGAAATCGGGTCTCCGCAGTCGTTGTACAGAAGTTCTGGAATGGCCGCCAGCGCGTTGAGATCCGTGATTTGACTCCACTCATCGTACTTGACGACCTTCAGCGGGTAAGTGATGGTCTTCAATGCGTTCGGGCCGGCCAACAGGATGTTGGCGCGCTCGATGAAGTTGGGCCGCAAAACGTTGAACGGAGCCGCAGCACCCAATCCAATCGCATAACTGCCGGCACTCGATGGCAGCGCATAGGTCGTGTTGCTGATCGACCAGACCATCAGATTTCTGATGCGACATTGGCCGAGTAAAAGGTTGAGTGCGGTGAGTCCGAAGGTAGAGTCTGAGATAGAAGCCGTGCCGCCTTGTTCGAGAATCCCGAGCAGCGTGAGGGCTTGATTCACGAGTGTTTGGGCAGAATAAGTCGGCACGGCTTTTTACCTCTAACTTCCGGACACCGGCGGCACTGGAGGTTGCGGGAGCCCGGCTTGGGCCGCCTGCAACGCTGCGATAGCCGCGTTGAGAGCCGTATAGGCGGCCTGGCCGTCAGCGGTAGCCTGGGTCTGGTCGCTGTTCATGGTGGTTTGCATGGCCGCCAGTTGCGCTTGGTCCGAGCCGACTTTGGAAACATCGGTCTGATAGGTCTGGAGCGCAGTCTCGGCGGCGGTGACGAGCGTTTCCACGTTCGTGAGGTCGGTGGGCGTGGTCGCCATGGTCTTATCCCTTACCCTTTTGCAGTTCAGTGAGTTGCGCCTGCAGCTTTTCGAGCAGATCGGCCTGCTGCGTGAGTTGGGACTGCAAGGCCGTATTCCGGTCGAGCAGTTCCTTCTTGTCAAGCGCCGGCGTGCTCGTAACCACGCGCACCGGCGGGTAGGGTTCATCGCGGAAGCCGAGCGCCTTGGCTTCCTTTTCCCGCTTGGGATCCTCAACCACAATTGCGCTGCCATTGGAATGGTGCAGCGCCTTAGGGTAGGCCTGGAGCTTCTGGGGCGGGCGAGGAGTGTCCTTGTCCACCGGCTCGCCTGTGACCGTGCCGACGCCGGAGATGTTCAGCAGAGCATCTCCGACTTCGATGTGGTGCTTACGGAACCGAGCAAGGGACTCGGTGAGTCCCCCCATCTGTGTCTCGGCTCCAAGAACAGTGATTTCAGCTGCCATGCTGTCATTTCTCCTGGAAGTTGTAGTGGATCAGCATCCCAGGAGTCTGAAGCACTTCTGCTGATGCCGCCGATTGGTTAAAAGAGAGAGTAAAGACCACGGCCGTTATGTCCGTGCTCAAATTCAGTGGCGTTCCGAGCGTGGTGCGAATATTCCTGAACGCGCCCGCCGTGGTTGCCGCCATGTTGCCAGTAGTCGAGCTGGTCGTAAGAGATCCACCAGCTGCCACGGGCGCGACTGTCGACGCTGACTCGCTTTGACCCGGCGCCGGGAATGCAATCGTGCCCACAGACGCACCGTTGATCGATGTGAGTGTGGTGGTCTGGACGCCATAAATCACATCGTAGGAC